TAAAGAATCTGTACCTGTGATCTGGGGAACAGAAACTTGTAACCTATTAGAGTTTAAAGGGTCGTTATTGTTTTTAACAATACCTCTGTAGATTCCAAAAAACCTTGGTTTACCCGTAGGATCCAAAGAATACTTTGTGTAATCTGAATAGGACATGCTACTCCCTTATCCACTGAATATGTGCTTTTTTACCAGCAATATTTGGTATATAGGTAGTTGGGTCAGGAACAATTGAGTATTCTCCTGTAGTTGTATAATTTGCAGCTTTGTAGAGCGCAGATTGACTACTGGAAACATGGGTTGAATGATCTTTTGAAAAAGGAGTAATTGTAAATTCATTTGACCTTAATACGTACTTACCAGTTTTTTTAACTGGTTTACCAAGAAAACTATCATCTGGTCTATTATTAACTACGGCTCTAATATGATGGCGTGTATCTAATATGTCACCAAAAGCATCTGGTTTAAGAGACAATATTTCGTCATTAGACCCGATGTGAACGGACATTGTGTACGGCATCCCCTTGTTAATTGTATGAACAACTGATATGACAACCCAAGTACCGTCCATGCCATCAGCCAACCCCGTTAAATAAATAGGGTCGTAAGGTTCTAATTTTGGGTACCCCAATAGTAAGGCATTTGCTAAATACCTATACCTAGATTGACTAGCTTTAGCTCTTGCTATACTTTCAGCTTTTCTAGGATCATTAACAACTTCATGAGTAATATGAAGACCATATTGTTCTAACATCAGTTTCCTCCGTAAACGTCATTCCAACCATTAGGTGCACCAGTAAACACGCTATGGTTAGATACTCCTTGGGTTTTCCAATTAGGTTTAAAATTGTACTCTTTACCATTGCTATTATGTAATATTAAAGGTAAATCTCCCTGAGATCCATGCTCTGGGGTTTTAGTAGAATCTTGAGCAGTAAAGCTTAGAAGAGTCTGCTGACCAATTAAACCTCTAGGACCCATAGGGTAATGTTTAAATACTGGGGCATTTTTATATTTTTCTTTAATAATATACTCTTTTGGCTTAAAAACTACCGTAGTATTTGAGGCACGTAAAGCATACCCAGTTTTAGAAGCTAACTGTCGCATTATTTGCCAATTTGACTGCCCTGCTTGTGCAATACTCTCGTTCATTAAAGAGTGCTTTACTACGTCCGGATAAAACCCGCTCTTATAAGCAATGCTATGTACAATCTTGTCAGCAGTCTGAGGGCGGTGTACCTGCTTACTAGATTCTTTTAATAACTCTGAGTTATTTATACATATAATTTTAGTAAACAAGTTATTTGTAGTTACGTTTTTTTCTATAGTATGTACAAAACCTACAAATTCTTGTTCTAGATTTTGACCTGTAGACCATTTAAATATTACCGGGTCACCACTTGTAATTTTTTTAGTGGCGTGGTTTACTATGGCGCCTTTAAAAGAAAGAACTAAAACATCGTGTTGAGCTTGGGTTTGGTGAACTTCAGCATGGTCAAGAAACATGTTAAAGTCTGGAGTTTTAGGAAAGCCAACTTTTGAAAAAACTTTCCTATCTCTTGCGCTAGTCAACTGGAATCCTTACAACGGTTCCCGGTTTAATGTAAAATGGGTCAGCAATCTCAGGATTAATATCCATTATTTTTGCCCATAATTTTGGATCACCATATAGTTTAGAGGCTATAACATCTAGTCTGTCACCTTCTCTAAAGATGTGCTCAGCGTATGAGTTATTAAAGGGTACATTAAAATCCCTATAAACATATGTAGTTGCAAATTGAAATCTTTTATCGTAAACGTTTCCAATTATTCCGCCGGAATAGCGCCCTGTGTTATCTATCATTATTTTGTAGTATCCTGATTTGCAGTATTGCTAGGCATACCCGGCCAAGTTTCACCCTTTTTGATACCAAATTGCTGCTCGTACCAAGCTTGTACATCCGCGGTAGAACCCTGCTTTGGAGTAGGAATGCGAATCATTGATAGCTGTACTTCTGTAACAACTGGAACCATATCTTCAGTGAACATTACGTGGTTTACTGAAATAGACTGTACAGTTACTTTATATCTAACATGGTCGTTAAATTTTAACCATACCGGCACACCAGACATAAACCCAAAGTCTGCAGTTGGCTGAGTCATGGTTGACCCATAGGCAGGGTCACCATTTATAACTCTGTAAAAATACTCAAGGTCATACTCAGTTCCTCGCGTTACAATGCCATTTGCGTCCATAGTAGTAAGAGCTCTTTCATAAGATCCGCTTGTACCAGTAGCTAAGTAATTTAAAGGAGTGTCCAGAGCTGATTCACGATTCGTTTTGCTCAGAGTCGTGGTCTGAAAGCTTTTTAAACTAGATACGTCTGCAAGCCTATTTAAAAATAGACTAAATGTAAACTGCTGACTTCCTGAAAGAGCTGTAGCAACATCTTGGGAATTAGACCAGTCAATACCTGTAGAAACGCTATTTGTGTAGCCAATAGTTGTGGGATTATACATAAATTGAAATCCCCAAAGATAACCCCGTTGTTTTTTCTTTCCATCCCCATCAAATGCAGTATCTATATCTTGATAAAAAAATCCTCTTTTATTTACTTTTTGTAAACTTGCAATAGTTGTATCGTTTGCACCAGTACTTAATTTTAAATTTGGAAAAGCAGTAGGCGCAATAGTTCTGCTAGATTTATGTGGAGGTGGGTTAAACGTACCAAATACCTTAGAATAGTTAAGGGCATTAGCAATAGAAAAATAATCAGACGCTCTTTTTTTATCAGAAGTTTCGCCAGTAAATGGGTTAGTTTCAATGCCTTCAACGCGGGATACAGTTTGAACATAGATTGGGCTAGTACCCTTATAATTTACTTTAGACAGTGTGCCGTCAGCTTTTGTTTCTACGTCATATTCTTCTAATTTTACGATAGTGCCTAAAGGGAAAGTACCGTTTGGTGGGAACCAGTTATCTGCAGCAGACTCGGCAGACCCACTACTTGTATCTACCCGCATGTTATACATGCCAGTATCTGGTGATGAGCTAAGCATTTGTCCAAATAGGTAGCTATTAGTGAAAAACTCTACATTTTTACCATTTTCAGTAACTTGGTACCAATAAGTTTTACCGTTATGTGTAAGCCCAAACTGCCCATCTTGCAAAGTGGTAGGCACGGTAGGTTGAATATTGTGCCTAAAGTCAACAGGTATAGTGTCTGTCATTAGTAATTCCTTATACTATCTGTTCTTAATTCTCTTTGAAGAATATCTTTAACCTGGCGAGCAAGTCTTTGAGCATCTCCAGTACTTGCACTTGCAATATTAACATTCATATTAATAGTTATACCACTATTTGATCCATTCATAGGCGATGAACTTCCCAGACCAAGCATTGTAGACGTTGATGGTGAACTTACATTAAATCCACTACCAGTAATATTCATTAATGTAGATAAGTCACTACCAGAGCTGCTGTTAGAGCTACTAGAGCTAATATCGCTATTTCCACCAAAGAAGTTACCAACACTATTTGCAATGTCTTTCCACCAAGGATTGCCACTCTTGTTAGCCGCCTGCTGTGGGTTCACTACAGAAGTGTCAACACTAACGGTTCCTGGATCAATTGCTGTGGCACTTTTATTAAGCTTTGTGCCTTTATCTGGATCTGCCCAGCCTAGGTACGGCTTACCCCATTGCTTAGTTAAGTAATCAATAGTTACAATGTCTGCTTGTCCCTTGCGTTTAATATCAGTAGATACAATCTTTCCACCACCAATTGAAACCGCAGCGTGACCGTATTGACCGCCACCCCAATAAACCATTGCTCCAGGAGGAGGAGTTTTACCTTCATACGCACGCTTTTCTTTTTTAGCCGCTGCCCATCCAGCAAGTGCACTTGCGTAGCGACCGGGCTTACCCCAAGCCATCTCAGTAAATCTTTCACAGTAGTTGTGCCAACCAGTTGCATTACTCTTAACCTGTTCAATAGCCCATTGAGCAGCTTCACGTGCATTACGTGGAAGGTCCGACTTAGTTTCATTGTTTTGATCTGCTTTAAATGTAGACACATTAGTAGGATCATTAGCACCAGATTTACCTAAGTAATCCTTATATTTACCACTCTTGTAAGTAGACCAAGGATTCCAGTTTTTACCATGACTAGAAATAGCGTAGGCTGCTTTAGCATTTGTTAGTGGATCAAACAACTCATTGTTTGATTTAAGATGGAATTGTTTACGTCGAGAAGGCCCCATGTCTCCAATCATGTTAATTTGGAATAGGCCGTAAGAATTATCGCCGGTCTTCTTATTAGTATTGTGTGACTTAGCGTGGCCGCCAGATTCTGCCATTGCTACTGCATATGCAAGATCCACAGAATCACTACTAAACCCAGCTGATTGAATAACACTTGTAAGGCTAGTTCCTGAAGCGCCCTTACCTTCATTAAGCCAGCTACTACTTGGAGTAGAGTATTGACCTTGTTGCCAACGTTTTAGGTCTGGAGTACTACCATCACTTTCTGACCATGAGGTGTCTCTGTACCCAGTTCTATTAAACTCATCTGAATCAAATTCACCAGTAGTCCTGTTAGTAGGAAGTATTGATCGGCCAGTAACGGGGTCATACATTTGACCCCACCTATCATGCTTAACATTCTTAGGTTTCTTCTCTTCCGGCTTTTTTGCTGAGTCTCTCCAGCCCATCCAAGCACCGTATATAGCCCCAGCTACTGCTCCAATTGCGGTTCCAAATCCAGGAATTACTGATCCAATAAGAGCACCTGCTGCGGCATATCCCCCAGCTTTTGCAGCTACAGTTCCTAGACGATCTGGTACAGTACCTTCACGAATACCTAATGTATTTCTTCCAAAGC